ACGCCGTGGGCATCTGGGGCGAGATCATCGTCAACGAGGCCGACGCGGACGCCATGAACTGCTACGCCCGCGTGCAGCGGGGCGACGTGGACCAGTGCTCGATCGGCTTTGACTACGCCCCCGGCGCAGGCGCCGAGGAGCTGATCACCGAGGCCGACGGCACCATGCACTCCATCGTCCGCCGGGCGACCCTCTATGAGGTGAGCATCTGCACCTTCCCCGCCTACGAGGGCACATCCGTCGAGGCCCGGGAGCGGGCGCTTGCACACAGCCAGCACGCGCAGTACCTGCGCTGGAAAAAACACGCTGAGGAGGCACTGAACAAATGGCACTGAGACAGATCCGCCTGACGCGGGCGCTGCAGGAGCTGCGCGCGTCGCTGAAGGCAAAGCTCGACGAACAGGCGAAGGTGCGGGAGCGCCGCGCCGCCTGGAAAACCCGCGAGGAGGCCGCCGAGGCCGCCCTGCAGGAGATCGTCGAGGACACCATCCAGGAGGAAAAGGACGCCCTGGACGCCGAGATCGCGGACCTCGAGAAGGAGGACGAGGAGCTGAAGGCCAAGGAGGCCGAGCTCGAAGCCGCCGTCGAAGAGGCCGAAACCAAGATCGCGGAGATCGAGGCCGAGCTGGAGAAGCTGGCCGACGACGCCCCCGCCGAACCCGCACCCGCGCCCGTGTACGCCGAACCCGTCACGGAGTCCAAAAGATCGAGAGGTAACATCGCTATGCACCGCATCACCAACAACCGCCTCAACACCCGCGAGGTCCGCGAGATGCTGCGCGGCGACGCCGGCAAGCGCTTCGCGGCCGACATCCGCCAGCTCGCCACCCGCGGCGTCACCGGCGCGACGCTGACCGTGCCGACCGTCTTCCTGCCGCTGATGGTTGAGATGGTCTCCGACTATTCCAAACTGTACCCCTATCTGAACATCCAGCAGATCAAGGGCGACGGTAAGCAGAACATATTGGCCGCCGTGCCGGAGGCCGTCTGGACCGCCAACACCGGCAAGCTCAACGAGCTGGCCCTGGCGTTCTACCAGCTGCTCATCGACACCAACAAAGTCGCCGGCTACGTGCCGATCCCCAACCCCTACCTGCAGGACTCCGACGAGGACCTCGCCGCGATCGCGCTGGAAACTCTGGGCCAGTCAATCGGCAAGGCCGTCGACAAGGCCGCGATCTACGGCACCGGCACCAACATGCCGATCGGCATCATGACCCGCCTGGCCGCGGAATCCTCCCCCGCCTGGTGGCAGGCCAATCAGCCGACCTTCACCGACCTGCACAGCTCCAACATCGGCAAGCTCTCCGGCGCTTCCGTCACCGGCTCCGCGCTGTACAAGGAGATGCTGACCGTCCTGGGCAAGGTCCGCGACAAGTGCCGCGGCGGCAAGGGCGGCAAGTTCTGGGTCATGAACGAGACCACCTGGACCAAATTGAAGATCGAGGCGCTGGCCTTCAACGCCGCTGGCGCGATCGTCGCCGGCATGGAGGACAAAATGCCCATCATCGGCGGCGACGTCGTCGAGCTGGACTTCATCCCCAACGACGCCGTCATCGGCGGCTATGGCAACAACTACGTCCTCGGCGAGCGCGCCGGCGTCCAGCTGGCCAGCTCCGAGCACGCGATGTTCATCGAGGACAACACCGTCTTCCGCGGCATCGCGCGCTACGACGGCCGGCCGGCCTTCGGCGAAGCCTTCGCCGCCTTCGCGCTGACGAACTCCGCCAACCCGGCCAGCACGACCACCTTTGCCGAGGACACCGCCAACGCCGAGCCGTCCGGCAGCGAGACCTAACCCATGAGCGAGGCGTCGATGGTATTTGAGGATCAGGTCCTCGACCTGGTCAAATCCCGCCTCAACCGCCGCAGCTCGGACACCACCCTCGACGAGTACCTCAAGGCCCGCATCGCCGCCGTGCAGGAGGAGCTCCGGGACACCGGGATCCGCCTCACGGCGACCCCGCGGGACATCATGTTCGTCGCGGACTACACCGCGTGGCAGTACTCAAACCGCGACAAGCAGGCGCCCATGCCGGACTGGCTCCGGCTGGCCCGCCGGGAGCGCTGGCTGCAGCAGCAGCGGGAGAATGCGGGGGGTGCCGTGTGATCCTGGATCGAGGCATCGCCGAATTCTACAAGAGACCGGACGCCCTGACCGGCGACCTGCCGGGCACAATCGGCACGAAGGTGTACGAGAGCTGGTTCGGCGATCTCCGCGTCGGCATCCAGCGCTACTACACCGCCCGCGCGGCCAACGACCGCGTGGACCGGCTGATCCGCGTCACGGCGCCGCCGCCGGAGGTGCTGCTGACGACGGACGACACCGCCGTCCTGTCCGACGACGGGATGCGCTACCGCCTGACGCAGGTGCAGTCCCTGCGCGACGAGGACGCCGGCGAGGACGTCCTGGACATCTCGCTGGAAAGGATCGGGGGCAAGTATGAAAGTAACTGATCTCCGCGACGCCCTGCTGGACGTCACGGGAAAAGTTTATCACTACCACGCCCCGACCCGGCAGGCCGGGGAGAAATACATCGTCTGGGGGGAGACCGGCGGCAGCGTCGCGCTGAACGCCGACGACGCCCAGCAGGCGGTGACCGTCACCGGAGAGCTGATCCTGTACACGCAGACAGAATACGACACGCTGGTCAACTCCCTGCTCGCCGCGCTGACCGCGCTGGCGAAGGACGAGCTTTTCGCTTTCCAGGTCGGCGGCATGGGCTACGACGAGACCGGGCACTTCTTCCAGTACGTGTATTCCTGGAGTATGTCCTGTGGCAACTGCGAAGTTTATTGACGATCCCGCATACGAGGTATTCCTGTCGACGCTGGCCGAAAAGTCCGGCGACGTGATCCGCGCCGGCCTGAAGGCGGCGGTGGACGTGCTGGCGCCGGAGATGCGCAGGAACCTGCGGGGCGTGATCGGCGATCCGGCGGCGACGGAGCTGGTGGGCGCGCTGGGCGTGACGCCGATCGGCGCCAACCGCTCCGGCGTCTGGAGCACGCACATCGGCTTCGACGGCTACCAGGAGATCCCCGGCGGCCGCGTGGCCTTCCAGCTGATCGCCCGCGCCATCGAATCGGGCGTCAAAAACGGTCCGCATAAGCGTCCGGCGCGCCCGTGGGCGGCCCCGGCCGTCGCCAACAAGAGAGAGGAGGCCCGCCGCGCCTTCGAGGACGCCGTGGCCGCAAAGATCAAATCAATGGAGGAAACCAATGGCTAAGATTGGACTTAGAGATCCCTATTATGCCATCGTCACGCTGGGCACCGATTCCTCGGGCGAGGAAACCGAGAGCATCGGGACCGCGAAACGGCTGGCCAAGGCGGTGCAGCTGCAGACCAACATCAACGCGCCGGTGGTCAAGCTCTACGCCGACGACGGCGTCGCGGAATCCGTCACGGAGTTCGTCGACGGCTCCGGCACGCTGACGGTGGACGATCTGGACGACACCGCGCTGCTGGACCTGTACGACATGCAGCAGGTGTCGAGCTCCGACGCCGACCTGCTGGGCAAGGCGGAGACGGCGGACGGCAACTACGTGCGTCTGGGCTACGTGATCCGCCGCATCAAGGGCGGCACCGTGTACTACCGCGGGATCATCCTGGCGCGCGTCCAGTTCGTCATCCCGTCGGAGCAGTGGGACACCAAGGGCGAAACGATTGTCCTGAACACAACGCAGATGTCCTTCAACCTCTACCGCGACATCAAGCACGTCTGGCGCAAGCTGTCCCAGTGGAAGACTTCCTACGCCGACGTGTACAACTGGATCCGCAACGGCGTGGCCCAGAGCGACCTGACCGCCGCCACGGCCTACACCGCGCCGCAGTGATCCGCACCGTTCTGATCGGCGGCCGGGAGACCCCGCTGCGCTGCGATCTCAACGTCCTGGCGGAGCTGGAGCACCGCTACGGCAAGCTGGACGCCGTCGTCGACGCGATCCAGACGCTCGCCGAGATCCGCGAGATCGCGGCGCTGATGATCAACGAGGCCGCCTGGGCGGACGGCCGCCGGGAGCGGGTGACCGCCCTGACGATCGGCCGCGACCTGACGCTGGACGAGGCCCACGACCTGCAGACCGGGTGCCTGCTGGCATTTTACGGCTGCATCTATCCAGGCAAATCCCTGCCGGCGGACGAAACCGGGGAGGATGACCCCGCAAAAAAACAGACGCCGGGGCGGACGATAGCTTAAGTCCGCCCCGGCTCCGCAATATCGCCGTGCAGACGCTCCGCTACACCCAGACGGAGGCGGGGCTGCTGCCGGCCTGGCGCGTGCTGTCGGAGCTCAGGAGCCTCGCCGACATGCGCGCCGAGCGATTCGAGCGGCCCGGGGAGGCCGACGACCTATTTGACGGACCTGAAGGGGTGGAATAATGGCAGACGCAGGGTACAGGCTCACCGTGGACGGCGAGGCCGAATTCAAACGGGCCCTCGCCGACATCAACGCGCAGATCAAACTCAACAAATCCGAGATCAACGCGCTGACCGCCGAGTACAACGCCAACGGCGGCAGTATCGATACGCTAAAGCAGAAGCAGCAGGCCCTCGGCACCGAGCTGGCCAACCAGCAGGCCAAGGTGGACACGATGAAGCAGCGCCTGAAGGAGGCGAAGGCCGCCTACGGCGAGAACTCGGCGCAGGTGGTGAAGCTCCAGACCGAGCTGAACAACGCCACGACCGCGCTGCACACCATCGAGAAGCAGTACGAGGACACAACCAGGCAGATCGAGGACGCCTCGCACTCCACCGCCTCCTTTGACGAGGCGGTGAAGAACGCTGACGCGGCCATCGCCGCCGAAAAGGCCGAGCTGACCAACATCAGCGCGGCCTACAAGGACGCCGACGACAAGGCCGGCAACCTCGCCGCGCAGCAGAAGAACCTGACGGCCCAGACCGAGGCCCAGCAGGCCAAGATCGACGCCCTCAACGCATCGCTGAAAACCGCGACGGAGCGCTACGGAGCGGGGAGCACCGAGGCGAACAAGTACCGGGAGCAGATCGCCAAGGCCGAAGGCGATCTGGAGAAGATGAAGACCGAGCTGGACAAGACGACCAAGGCCATGGAGGACCAGGCAGGCGCCTCCGGCGGCCTGCTGGACGGTCTGAAGGGCCTGACAGACCAGTTCGGAATCCAGCTGCCCGCCGGCATGGACAAAATGCTGGAGGGATTCGGTAACCTGCTGGGCCCGGCGGGCATCGCGGGGCTTGTGGCAGGCGTCGGAGAAGCGATCGAGAAGATCCGGGAAATGGCCGACGAGGCCACCGGCATGGCCGCAGAGCTGGTGGACCTGTCCGAAAAGACGGGCGCGTCCACCGACGAGCTGCAGGCGCTGCACTATGTGGCACAGATGCTTAACGTGGACACGGGCGCCGTGGACAAGGCCATGGAAAGCCTGTCCAAGAAAATGTACGAGGCGAAAACCAAGGGCGGCGAGGCGCAGAAGATGTTTGACGACCTCGGCGTAAGTCTGATGGACGACGAAGGCAACATGCGAAGCACAACGGACGTTATGCTGGACCTGATCGACGCGCTGAAGCAGTATGACCGGGGCGCGGAGCGCACGGCCGCGGCGGACAAGCTGATGGGAGGCGCGGCCCAGAACCTGACGAGCCTGCTGTCGGAGAGCGGAGACCGCATCCGGGACTATATGCGCAGCTATGTGGACAGCATGGGCGCCATGACCGACGAGCTGGTCAGCATCCTGGACCGCCGGGACAAGGCAATGGCCAGAGAGGCCGCCGCGGCGCAGAATCTGCGCCGCGCCATGGGCGTCAACGCAGCGGTGGCCTTCAACCCGGACCAGAGCGTCCGGGATCAGGCCAGCAATGAGGCCGGCAAGGCCTTTGTCAACTGGGTGACAACCTGGTGGAGCCGGGTCCGCGGCGCCTACGCCCGCGGGACCTCCTACCACCCCGGCGGCCTCGCCCTCGTGGGCGAGCAGGGCCCGGAGATCGTCGACCTGCCGCAGGGCTCCAAGGTCTACCCCTCCGGCACCGGCCCGGCCGGCACCACCAACTACTACGTCACCATCGACGCCAGCCGCGTCCGGGAACTTAATGACATCATCAGGATCGCGCAGAACGAGCGGGTGAGCCGCAGGATGGGGGTGGCGCAGTAATGGCCGTATGGGCAACGATAACCAAGGCGTTCGACAACTACACCCTGTACGACGGCACATACGCCAAAAGCGCAAACGCAGAACAGGGAACAAGTGCCCGGATAAGCTACTATAAGGTCGGGCAAACAAACGTGTATGACGGAAAAGGCCGCGCCGGGATCCGGCTGAGCGGCATCGGGGCACTGCTGGGAACAAACGGCGGCGTAACCAACGTCCGGATCACTTGCAGCTCAAACGTTGGGGGCACCTCAACGTATTCCTCCAATTTGTGCGCGCTGAGCGCAGACATATCCGCAATGAGTGCGTCACAGGCCTGGTCGACGATGACTTCCAGCGCCGGCTACGTGCTGGGATTGGCTGAAAACGGCGCACTGCTGGACATCACCGACGCAGAACAGATCGCCAGGATCATCCAAAACGGGATGTTTCTCGGGGAACCGAATGAATCGGGTGGAATGGTCTATGCCAGGTACTGCTGGATCTACGCCTCGACCACGGTGCAGATCCTCTACTACAGCGCCAAGACCCCCGCGCAGACGGCGATCCTGACCCCCGCCGACCTCTCCAACCAGATCGGCAGCGAGGACATCGAGGTGACGTGGAGCTACGCCCACGAGATCAACACCGTGGCCCAGTACGCCTACAAGGTGGAGATCTCCACCGACGACGGCCTGACCTGGACCGAGCTGGCCGACACCGTCAGCAGCGCCCACAGCTATACGATCCCCGCGGACACGATCCCGGACGGCCCGGCAAAGCTGAGGCTGACCGTCTACACCCAGGACCCCGACACCTCCACCCGCATCGCCGCGGAGACGCAGGAGGTCTCCTTCACGGTCCGCTCGAACCCCTCCACCTCGGACGTCGCCTGCGACGGGAAGCCCCACCCGACGGTGACGTGGACCGGCGCCGATCAGAGCGCCTACCAGGTCCGCTTTGCCGACTGGGACTCCGGCGCGATCTTCGGGGACGAGACGAGCCTGACGATCCCGCACGTATACGCCGCCGGCGTCTATCCGGTGACGGTGCGCACGCAGACGTCAAACGGCGACTGGTCGGAGTGGTCCGAGACCCTGTGGGCCGAGATCACAAACACCGACCGGGGCCTGACGACGACGCTGACCTGCGCGCAGCAGGGCGCGTCGATGCTGTGCAGCTGGACGGCCGCGGCCGCGTCCGGGTACATCCTGCTGCGGGACGGCGTCCCGATCTGGGCCGGCACGGAGACGTACCACCGCGACGACTATGCCGTTGCCGGCACGGCGGTGTACATGGTCCGCGCGCTGGACGCCGACGGCGACTATACCGATTCGGCGCCGGTGACCGCGCAGCTGCGGCTGCGCTGCGACGTGCTGCGGCCGCTGGATGACGCCGCCGACGGCTGGACGCCGATCCGGTACAGCCTGTCCGCGCGCAGCCGCAGCTATGACCGCTCGATCGACACGACCTTCCGGCACTACGCGGGCCGCGAAAAGCCCGTGGCCATCTCCGCCGGCGCCAGCACCCGCACGATGCGCACCACCGCCGCCTTCAGGTCCCGCGCCGAGGCCCAGGCGATCCTCGCCCTGGCCGGCCGCCCGATCCTGTACAAGGACTACAACGGCGACAGCATCGTCGGCATCCTCAACCCCGCCGGCTACGACTCCGAGCGGGTGTATTCCGTGGACATGTCCGTCACCGAAATCGACCACCCGGACGACCTCGACGCGCAGATCGCGGCGATCTACGCCAACGCTGTGCGGCACATCATCGACATAGATGTCGACGAGGAAACCGTATACAGAGCGCTGATCAACTCCAACAACCAATGGTTTTCGCCGGGCACGACCGGCAAGGCGTGGATGCTGGAGGTGCCGGACGGGACGGAAAAGCTGCGGATCACGACGCCCAGCAACAAAAACCAGTTCGCGTACCTGACGACCAACACGATCGCCACATCCGGGACGCCGGACTTTTGCGCGAGCCCGAACAACACCCGGTTCGCAGCCGTCGAGGGCGAGAACCTGCTGACGATCCCGGCGGACTGCAAGTACGTCTATGTGTCGGTCCAATACTCCGGCGGCGACATCGTCCCGACCGCCGCACGCTGGGAGGGCACCTATGTATCAGGCACATAACACGCTGCAGTTCCGCTACGACGTCCTCCGCCAGGGGGGCGTCGTCGGCAGCATCAGCGCCCACGACGCGCCGGAGCTCCAGTGCGACAGCGCCAGCGAGCTGAAGCTCTCCCTGCGGGGGACCTTCCGGTACGACTGGGCGGGGAAGTTCGACTTTCTGACCGACCGGCTGCGGCCGGTGATGATCCTCAACGGCACCGAGTACAGCCTGGGCACCTACGTGATCACGACGGAGTCTCCGGAGCGATCCTCCGGCGCCGACATCGCCGAGCTGGAGGGCTACAGCCTGCTGTACCTGCTGCGGCGGAAGAAAACCGAGGGCTGGCTGCATCTGGCCGGCGGCACCAACTACGTCACAGCCATCTTGAGCTTGCTGACCATGGCGGGGATCACCGACTACGAGGCCGACGCCACGGCCTACACGCTGGCCGCCGACCGGGAGGACTGGGAGGAAGGCACGCCCCTGCTGCAGATCATCAACGAGCTGCTCGCCGAGATCGGATACAACTCGCTGTGGATCCGGCTCGACGGCACGGTGATGATCACACAGTACGCCGCGCCCACGCTGGCCAACGTGACGCATACCTACGCCGCCGGCCGTTACAGCATCGTCGAGGACGACTGCAAGCGCACCAACGACCGCTATGGAAAGGCCAACGTGTTCAAGCGGATATGCGACAACGTCGACCTCGGCGGCACGCTGGTGGCCACCGCCACCAACTCCGACCCCAACAGCCCCTTCTCCACGGTGAACCTCGGCCGGATTCTGGACGTGCAGCAGGTGGACAACGTCCCCGATCAGAACGCGCTGCAGGAGATCGCGGACCGCGCGCTGACGGAGAGCCTGCAGACCACGGAGACGGTGGAGTTTTACACGGCGTTGGTGCCGCATGAAACCTATGAGACGGTGGCGCTGGACAACGGCGGCGCCCACGGCATCTACCGCGAAACCGGCTGGCGCATGGTGCTCGCGGCGTCCGGCCAGATGACGCACAAGGGGAGGCGGGTGTACCTGTGATCGAGACATACGCGGAGGCGCAGCTGCTGGAGGCGCAGGAGCCGCGCGCGGCGGGCTGGATGCTGGCCACCGTCGGCGCCGTCGACGCGTCCGGCATCACGCTGATCTTCCCCGGCCAGACGGAGGCCGGGACCAAAAAATACAAATCCAACACGGCCATCACGTTCACGGCCGGCCAGCGGGTGCTCGTCGCCCGCGACTCCGGCACCTGCATCGTCGTATGTCCGGTGGGGTAAGGAGGCAGCCATATGATCACATTACATGCAGAGGCATCCGCGCTGTCGGTGACGGGGGGCCTGGACGACACCGCGCTGGTGTCCGGCATGGCCAACGTGGCCTCGGTGCAGGTGACCTTTTCCGAGGACTGGGACAACCTGGACAAGGTCCTCGTGTTTACGGACGGCATCAAAACCATCATCCACGAGATGACGGCGGAAGACGAGATCGTCCCGATCCCGCACGAGCTGATGACGGGGCCGGGCAAGACGCTGTACATCGGCGTCCAGGGCACCGACGGCGAGCGGGTGATCCTGCCGACCGTGATGTGCCGCCTCAAGGCGGTGGCCTGGGGCCCGGATCCGGACGGCGACACCACGACGGTGCCGTCGAAGGTCCACTGGATCGAGGTCCGCGACGAGCTGGAGCGTCTGGCCGGAGAGGCGGCGGCATCCGAAGCGGCGGCGGAGGCGTCGGAGACGGCCGCGGCTGCCAGCGAGCGGAACGCGGCGCAGTCGGCGCAGCAGGCGATGATCACGGCGCAGACAATTACGGAGGCGGCGATCTCGGACTGGCTGGACGGAAATCCGACCGCGCTGGCGGACGCCGTTGTCGAGGCGAAGCTGACAAAATACGCGACGGTGGCGGACATGCAGGCGGACGAGGCGCTGGCGGCCGGGCAGATCGTCGCCACGCTGGGATACACCACGCTGGGCGACGGCGGCGGCTGCGTCTATCGGATCTCCGGCACGGAGGAGGCCGGGGAACACTGCATCCTGCTGAACGATAGCGCGCTGCACGGCGTGCGCTATGCCGTGATGGTGCCGCCAACCGATGTCCGGCCGGAGATGTTCGGCGCCGTCGGAAACGGCGTGGCCGACGACACGGACGAGCTGCACGATGCGCTGACGTATGCCATTGGGCACGGCAAGCGGCTGCTGCTGGCCGGGATGCACAAGATCACCGGGCCGATCCTGAAATGGGCGGATGTCCCGGGGGCAGCGAAGATGAGCGCGCGATACCTGGTGCTGAACATCGAAGGCGCGCGGCCGGATAAATATTCGGTGTCGGTGGCGGAGGGCCTGAAATACGGCGGCATCCGGATGCAGGACGGGGTGCATGTATTTGATG